ATTATATTCTCATGAAGAAAAAGGGACGTTTCCAAATCCAAATCCGAAACGCACACCTAAATACATCTTTTCTCAGAACCATTTTGGAGTAATTATTCCTCTATCAAACAAAAAAGCTCATTAACTGAATGTCTATCGTTTGTTCTATTAGAATTGTTTTTCAGTCTTGAAATCATTTCTCACAGTTTATCAATGCCATTGTTTATAATTATTTAATTCTAAACACAACAAACAGTCAATACAGATTTTATTAATTCCAACTAGGCTAAAACGACAAAAAGGATAAATAATAAAAAGAGGGTGCTTGAATGGATGAAGATACATTGAAACAAACATTAATGCATGTTATACAAGAAGACGAAAATTTCAAGAACACTTTTCCTAACGTTATAAAACACTTTGGAGAGTGTAAACTCGTTATGGATTACTCTGGAAAATTTACCGGGGATGTTTGGAATACTTACCAAGCTTATCTGCATATTAAAGTTCCATATAAATATAGGTCATCTTTCGAAGATTCAAAGGATGCTCTCTTAGCTCTAGCGAAAAAAATATATGGTCAGCAAAATAGCTATTTATTGTATGGCATCATTTTTGATATATTACCCATTTCTCCTGAGACAATTGAACCCTTTGATTTCTCTACATCAAACATTATTTCAGAAAAAGTGATCGCTGATGCAAAACTGTTCATTAGTGAAGGCCGGTTTGACTCAGCTTTCGATAGAATTCATACATTTTTTCATGGATATCTGAAATCTTACTTTCAAAATAAGGGTGAAACTATTACAGAAGCTGATAGCTTGCCAAAATTATTCGGACGATTTATCGATTCTATTCCACCAATTAAGGAAAAAGAATTAGTTAAATCAATCTTACGGTCTTTTTCTGGGACAGTGAACATCATAAATGAATATCGGAATAGCAAATCACTAGCTCATCCAAACACAGAAATAATCTCAGAGCGTGAAGCGAAATTTGTTGTCTCCGTATCGGCGAACATAATTCGATATATCAACGACATCCTCAAGGACTGATTCTCCTTCTCCTTAAAATAAAAAACTCCCCGGACGAGCATAACAGCTCCTCCGGGGATCCATCATCCTTTGTAATCCTTCTCAAGCGTCAGGACACCAGCCTCGATTGCTCCATCAACGATTTTCTCAATCTCCGGCGTAATATCGATCTTTGCAGCGACCAGCATATCCATCACCAAATCCCGCGCCTTCGTCTTTCTCTCTTCCCGCGGCAGCTGGTCACTCTTATATAATTGCTCCGCGGCTTCAGCAGCCTTTTTCCCCCATTCGATAATTCGATCAATCAAATTGACATAAACAGATTCAGGGAGCAGCCCCTTCAACGATTCAATGATCAGATCCGCAGCGGACAAGGTAGCTCCGGTTGCGTTGATCAGTCCTCCGACCGGCAGCCCCTTTCGAATCACCCATGGCAATACCAGGGCGATAAATACGAACATCAATACCACAATCACGCCAATTAGCATGACCGTTTGAACATTGGTCATATATTTTCCTTTCTGTTTTTGTTAAGCGGATTTTTTCTGAACTAGACGGGTACCCTCCCCATCTACCTTCGCGACATACCCCTTCATCGTGATTTCAACCGGTAACCATTCCAGAGTTCCGAACTGTATCGCGGATCCTGTCACGCGCAGATTTTGTCCAGGTTCAAGCCTTCCCAACACATCGGCACAATCAAAGGATGGCCTCTTCCGGAAGTTCGCCCCCAGTGGAGCAACAACCTCGATCTCATCACCCGAATTGATAACCTCTTGTCCATTGGGTTCAGCTCCATAGATCAGATAACCAGTTGGATCAAATATCTTACCGTCCTGATCACGCGTTTCAAAGTGCAAATGGACACCCGTGCTGAACCCGGTTGACCCCATGATCCCGATCGGCTCACTACTTTTCACTTCATCCCTCACCTGCAGCTTTGCATTTTGTTCCAGGTGTGCATACAGACTGAACCCCCAGCTGTGTTGTAGCTTAATAAAAAAGCCATAACCATCCGAATCGAATCCGACTTGAACTACTGTACCGCTATCACAGGCGTAGATATTGCGATTGTTAGAATAAAAATCAACGCCGGCGTTGTATTTCATGCCGACGTGAGTGGCTGCGAAAGCAAGATGCTCCCTGAAGCTTTGTGTGATCTGCCAGTCTCCCATGACGGGCAGCAGCAGTTTTGATAATTCCATCAGTGCCTCCCATGATTCTTGACCGCGTTCTGTTTTAGCAGGTAATTATTCAGGTCATTTTTGAATTCGACGTAATATCGGATCGCTTCATCCAGTTCACCATTTACGCGACCTGTCTTTTGTGCAAATGCAGATTCTTCTGCCAAGTGACCGACCGCCTTCATCCCCTGCATGATCAGGACAGACTCCTCAATCCGCGCCTCGTCCTGTTCATCCAGCTTCCGTTCCATGTCGATGGACATCTTGTCGATTCGCCTCAGGATTATCCCACTGATAAGGCCTCCGACACCCAAGGCAGAGATTGCAATAGTGATTATTTGTGAAATCGTCAATTACACCTCCTTTATTCTGTTATTGCAGTTATTTTTGTTGACAGTTGACCATATTCATCTACAGTAAGTTTTCCAGCTGCCGTCAGATGATTAGCGTACAGATTACAGACTGTCACAGATGCACCGCGTGCCGACATCCGTGTACGCGAACCAGATCTAATTGTTGCCGCTCACACAGCGTGGCCCAGCGTCCACACTGCTCTTCCAATAGCCACCGGCGATCAGCGCAATGGTCGCTTCGCCGGAAGTGCCCTGAAAATAACCATTTCCTGAGTTGTCGCCCATATGTTCTGCCATACGAAGGTCGAAGCGGCTGTAAAATCAGCTCCAGTAATTTTGTAGCTGATCTCGTCAAGCCATTTCCCGACATTGCTGTCGCAGTACATACAACCTATCGCGGATAATGCTAGCGGGACTTGCCCGGGTGTTATTCCGAGCCATGTTGGAGCCCGCTGACCAGGCGTAAATATTATTTATTCTGGCCGCGCGGAGATCTAAACGCAAGTCACAGCCACTCAGACTAGGAGGACAATCCTTTCCGGCGGATAAGGCGCGATCATTGAAGCGGAAGCGGTTTATATTTTCCTTACCGGTCATAGATACAGCGTCATTGATGGATTCCTCCGGTTTTTCTGGAGGTAATGGAATTGAAGTGTGATAATTGGTCGACATCTTTTTAGATCCTTCTCCCATTAATCTAGCGAATAAGCCGCTGTCGGTGGCGTGAAATTTGCCGTCCAACGGGCTCCTGCAGTTATCCTAAATTCATCTACATTAAGTTTTCTTGTTTCACTATTTTGCGAATAACACCAGCATAAATCATGCTTTGTGGCAGCATTTGGTACAGGCAAAACTTTCTCTGCGACTTTTGTCCCGTTTGTAAACAAATAATATAATGTTTCTTTGTGGACAAGCGCCACATGTGTCCAATTCGTTGTGTCAATCACGGATGATATTTCATTCGCAGAGCTATTATTTATCGCGCATGATAAGACGCTTTTGGTGACCTTGAATAAGACATTAACGGTGTTATAAAGGTAGACGGGGGCACTTTGAGTAATGCCCTTTACCCAACAGTCTATGGTAAAGTCTTCTTCTGTTAGATCAAAAAAACCATCATTGCCTGTATATTCAAGATAGTTTTCTTTGCCGCTCGTTGCAATTTGTGTCTGATAATAACCATTGAATTTACCGCCACTTGTATTGATAAGCGGATAGCCTCCATAAGTATGAAGTGTCCAGTTTCCTCCAACAGAATCAGTGAAATCCGAATCAAAATGAAATAGTGCTTTTGTTAATATAGGTCGCATTCCTCGACGACTATGAGCGCGAATTAGCATATCCCCTCATCCCATCACAAAAAGTAATTTAAATCGACACTAATGTTTATCGCAGGGGCGATATCGCTGATATATCCCCATGTCATGGTACCAGCGCTTTGTGCAAGCAAATATATGCCGACTGCATCAAAAGCGTTGATGTTTGTTACTGTTCCAGTTGGACCATACCACCCTGGCGCGGTCGCGGTCATATTGGACACGGCAACCTGCTGGGATTTATTGGACCACCCTCCAGCGGTTAGTACTACCGTTTCTTCCGTAAGAGTTTTCGCAGCCATAGCCCCTAGCAGTGGCTTGCCGGATAAGTCCGTATAATTCCCCGATGTGGCCACAGTTGCAAATACCGGCTTGTTGTTCAGATCCGTATAGCTTCCAGATGTCGCGACACTGGCCAGCACAGGGGCACCCGTGAGATTTGAATAAGCTATTTTGGGCGAATCCGTCCCGTTATGCATGTGCCCGCTTGCATTGTTGAATAGCGTCCCCAAAATATAAGTGCGTAGGTTGGATAAAAGGCTTTTCCGATGCGCTCCGGCAGATACGTCATAAATGGCTGCATAATCCTCATCTGCAAGCGCAGTTTCTTCTACCAGATTTGTGAATTCAAGTTTTGCTTCTGTCTCCAGATTCGTCGGGTCGTCGGCCGCGCCCAACCCGCCGGTGAAATTAAGCGTCCCTTCGCTAGGAAGCGGCACACCATGATTGGAAATTGTGTGCCCCCCGATCTCCCCGCCGCCAGCTGAATTAATCGTAAGTTTTCCGGTCCCATCATCGATCAGCGTGATATTGTTCCCGGCAACTAACTTTGAGGCGACCAGCCCGGAGAACCATCGCATCAGCTTGCCGACGATTACAGCCAGCGAATCGCCGGAGGTGATGTTTATAACGGTCTCAGATGGCGCCGCCAGTACCGTAGCATTAGATGCGTTTCCGGATGTGGCCAGCGCGCCGATGTCATCCGGCTCTATCTCATCGCTGCCTCCCATCCCGTGCGTGCTCGCGTGCACCCTGGGATTGAATTCCGTCGGGATATCACTTAGATCCGCATAAGAAGCACTGAAAGCGATAGTCGCCAGATCCGTAAACCACTTCCGGATCTTCCCCAGGCTGATGGATAGCTTTTCTCCTGATATAAGGTTGGTCCGTGTTGTCGCGGTGGAAAATGTCGTCTTTAAATCACTGGACTCTCCTGTTGGCAGCAGCCGACCGTCGATCGCGTCGGAAAGCTCCTGAAACCTGGAATTCAAGCCGGCAGAAGTGGCCTCTGCTCCGCTTTCGACTGGTGTGACATGGTTATATGGCATTGTTTGTTACCTTTCTTTATATGTAAGCGATTGCCTGGATCACGCTCCGCACCTTCAAATTCGCAGTGATCTGACAATTCTTTTCAGCTGTATTTGTACTAATCACGATCGTGTTCCGATCGCGTTTCGGTCGGAATAATTGGTTCGACAGCTCACTCGTCAAATCTAGCTTATACCTGCCGGATCCCAGAGCCACCACAGCTGATATCAGTTCATTCCCGCCGTTCGCCTTGATAGATAGATCCGCTAATGCCAGCGTATTCGCGCTGCTGTTTCGGAAAATACCGTATTTCGTTGTCAGCTGCGGAGTGAGGTCATGCGTATGTTCGATCCCGTGCGTATGTCCCGGGATCGTGAAATCATGCGTGTGTGCGTTTGCATAAAAGTTGTGTGAGTGTCGGAAATAATACCGGTCGATACCGTGTTCATGCTCGCCGATTACGGCGGATTTTGCAGTGTAGATCCAGTCACCATTGCCCGGCCATACCACTTCCGTCGAGCTTGCCTCTCCGCCGCCGGAGCTGCTGGTCTGTGATGTGCTACCGGCAACATCGCTTGCGCTCTTTGAGCTGGGGCCGGAAGTCGTGCTTTTTCCGACAATAGATTTTACGCTGGACTCCAGCGGATCAAGGTTAAAATACAGACAAACTTCATTCAGAGTGACGATCTCAGAGCCAAGCTCAAAAATAATCTTTCCGTTGTTTTCGGCGTCCATCTGGATATTGAAGTGCTCATAATAGCAGCTTGGCCCCAATTGTGGGTGCGCCTGGCTGCTAATCTGATTTTTAATGGCCTGCACAATGATCTGGTTGTCCGTAATTATCCAGGCCGCCATGTTGGAAACGGTTAGCTGCGGAATAAAGACTCCTTGCTCGTTGACAACCCGAGTGGCGCCGATCAGGACCAGATCTTCATGCACGGAATAATACCGATCCAAATCCGCCCACATATCGATATCAACCCGCATCATTTCCCCGATGTGGAGCTTTTCCATTTTTAGACCTGCCACATCAAGGCTGTAGATGATCTGCTCCGCTTTGTGTTGCTCCATGTAGTTGTAAGTAGATATGGCAAGCTGATTCGCGGCAGCCTGCAGATCGGCATCTGTCGAGCTGACCGGTGTGATGTCGGAAAATTGCAGGCTTCGCTTGATCTTGCCAATTTCGACTTCCAGCGCACTGTTGATAATCTGATTATTCGCGATGTCGATAACCCATCCGGCCGGCGCTATCCAGGAGGTCGCTGTAAGTTTTAATCGGGCGTCACCATCGCCGGATCCGAACGGACTAACCCTGGTAACCAAGTCTTCCCCCACGGCCTCGGTTGAAATGGATTGAATCGCGATGATGTTTTCATTTTCGCCTGATCGCTCCGGAGTTGGATATTTGATTGTCCTGATTCCGGACGCTGGGATAGTAGTCCCCAGCCATTGGATCACCCGGCCGGGCAGAATCACAAAATTTTCTCCAAGCTTAGAAGCGATCGTAATCAACGCGTCCAGGCCGCTTTCGCCCGCGAACAAGCCGTAATAGGCAGCCTCTGTAGTTTGCGCACCGGACAATGTCCAGCCGGGAAAGCGTGCGATAATTCGGGCTGGACCATCAAAAACACCAACGCCTCCGCCAGATACGTCGAGGTTAACAGTGTCGTTCGCCAGCTCCTGCCCCATTCCATACCCTTCGATAATGGCTACTGGATTTCCATCGCTGCCGACGGTCATGCGCCTGTTTTTGACGATCCCGTCGGCAAACAATTTTCGCTTAAATGTGCCGTCCTTTTGCGGCTCGTACACATAACATTCGATTCGTCGCTCCGATTTCAGGTTTTTAAGCCGCGGATCCGTCCCCGGAACAGTGAAAGAAAAGGTCCCGTTTTTGCTGATGAATTCGGTACAGGAAAACCTGGAACATGTGACAATCGGGCCGTCGCCGATAATGCTTCCCGAAATATTTTTTATGTCAATCTCTATTTTCATTACGCCCACCTGTCGGAATAAAAAATCTTTACTTGCATAGCAGCCGTTCCGGAAAATCGAATGCTGTTTTCGCCAGGACGGATGATGAACCATCCGTCCACTGTGTGATAATCTAGGATTTCAAATGTACTGTAAGCGTCAGCACCCTCATATTGGACGTTTTGAATACCGGCATCGATTTTATAGATCTTGCCGGCGGAAATGGCTTGGTTGATCCGGATAGCGGATCCATTTGCGGTTGTAATAATCAATCCGGCCGGGATTGCTGAATCTGTGGCGGTAATGATAATCTGGATGTCCTTTTCCGGATAATCCCCTCCGTAGATCAGATGGATGCTACGTTCTGCGGACGTCAGCTCGTAGCTGTGTGTCTCATCATAAAAATTTCCGCTGTCATAGTAATATCCATCGTCGTAATGCCAGTTGCTATATACTCGGCCGTACCATGCAGCGGAGATGAGTTCGAAAGTAAATACCACATCTTCAAGCATCCGCCTGAGTCGGCTATAGCTATTTTCCGCGGTTATTTTTAATAGCCGAGCATAAATATATTGCATAGTCCCATCCGGCAGCCGTTTGACCAGCTTCCCCTTTTTGCGTCGCAGCGCCCGCCAGACTTGCAGCTGGTCATAGATTGATTGGTCGTCCCGGCCATAAAGTGTCAATGTGATCGTCAGCGTCTGCGCCGTATCGGGTGAATAAGTTCCGGCTTGATCGATCCAGCCGCCGATCACTGTCATAAGCGCAGATTGGGCGTCGCTGGTACCGATGTCCTCTTTGCGGTTATAGGCTGCAAATGGCAACCCGGCGAAAGAATAATAGATCGGGGTTTTGAAATTGTCTGAGCTGTTTTCCTGGGAAGCATATCCTTGGTTTAGCTTATTCGCATCGTTCATTTTGTATCCGTCGTTTAGTCTCCAATTCGAAATCGTCATGCTATCACCCCAGCCGTCTTCAGTGTCTGGATCAGTGACCCGGCCGCCGCCTTTCCGACATCCCGGCCGTCAGATCCGGCCGGCACATTGACGATAACCTGCAGTCGGTCAATGATGGTCATCCCTCGGCCGTTAATGGATTCGCTGCTTCTGAAATATTTCGGAACCGGGAAGTCAAAATCCAGATCCGGAATGATCTCTTTTGTTGCCTGTTGGATTTTTCGGCCGACCGCTCCAATCTGGTCCGCGAACCCCTCTCCCAAGCCTTCAGCCATATATTCACCAATCCCTGCGAACACGGTCGATGGTGACTTAACTCCCAGCACATCCTTTGCCCATCTGACTACATCCCCAAAAAATCCGGAAACTTTGTCAAATAGCCAATCCTTCATTGCAATGATCCCTTCCCACAGCCCTTCGATCAGGTTCTTCCCGGAGTCAACAATCGAATGACGATTGTCCCGGATCGCATCCAGAATTGCGCCGATAATCTTCGGAATAGCTCCTACGATCGTAGTAATAATCAGTGGCAGATTCTCAATAATCGCAATAAACAGCTTCACACCTGCGTCGATCAATTGTGGAATACTTTCAGCCAGCGCCTGAACGATCGCACTGATAATCTGTGGCAAAGCAGCCACAATCGCAGTGATGATCTCTGGAAGCGCGGTTACAAGTGCAGTCAGCAGTTGGATTCCTGCTGAAATCAATTGCGGTACGGCTCCGATGAGAAATGTGACAATTCCATCAATGATCTGAGGCAATGCTTCAATCAAAATAGGAATCGAAGCCAATATCCCATCCATTAGACCGGTAACGATTGCCAGAGCCGCTTCCAGCAGCATCGGAAGGTTTTCCAAAATCGTCGTGATGATCAAAGGGATCAGACTCACGACGGCAGGGATAATCACCGGCAAGCTCTCTGCCAGCCCGTTCGCAAACGCCGTCAGAATCTGGAGCGCTCCCTCAACGATCAGCGGCAGTAGCGTGACTAATGCATCCACCAGCGTTGTCACAATTTGCACGGCTCCATCAGCCAGCAGCAGTGCATTGGATACAATTCCGGTAATCAGTGCCTCCACCATATTGACACCCATGTCCAAAAATTTAGGCATCTGCGTGGTAACTAGCTTCACAACATCGGACATCGCTTCACCGGCTGCATTTCCTATCTTTCCGATGTCCCCATCAGCCTCATTGATGGCTTTAGAAAAATCCGTAAGAATCGGAATCCCGTCTGCAGCCAATTCATCCAGAAACGGCAGCGCAATCAGACTACTTGATCGTTTCAAACCATCTGTAGCGGTTTGCAGATCCATCATCTTGTCATCAAACGCGCCCAAACGGTCAAGCTGGTCCTCGCTGAGAACAGCACCCATCGCTTCCGCTTTGTCGCCCATTTCTTTGAAGGCTTCGGATCCGGCGCCAATAATCACATTCATGTCTTGCGCGCTCTTTCCAAAAATCTGCATTGACAGGGCATCTCTCTCCGTCTCGTTAGTCATCGCGCCCAATGCATCGATCGTTTCCCAGTAAACGTCATTCGAGTCGCGCAGACTGCCATCTGAATTTGTAATTTTCACACCCAGTTTTCCGTAAGCATCAGCGAACTGCGCGCTGCCGTCTCGGGCTGCGTCCATGCTTTTGATGTTCTTCGCCATGGTCTTCGTCAGTGTGTCCATGTCCGCGTCGATGATCTTGCAGGCATAGTCCCATTTCTGGAGGTCTTCCGCGCTCTGCCGCGTCTGCTCTGCTGTTGTCTGCAAGTCGTCCGCCCATTGCGATGTGTCCAATGTCAGCTTCGCTAAGCCAGTTGCTGCGCCTAATGCAGCAGTTCCTAAGGCTACCACCGCCCCACCAATCACTTTGCCGGCTGCACCAATAGCGTCACCAACTTGTTGCCAGGTGATTTTGTTTTTCTGCAGTTCATCATCAATGAAGGCAATCTGATTCTCCGTATCTTTCAACGCCGCTTTGGAGTTGTTCAGTTTCACTTCATACGTCTTCCAGGTATCGGACCCTTCCTGACCGGTTTCTTTCAGCTTCGCCAGCATCTCCTCTGTCGCTTTGACTTGCTGCTCCTGCTCCGCCATCTTTTTCTTCAACACATCCTGCTTAGCTGTCAAAGCCTCCGTTGATTTTTCGTTTCCAGCGAATTCAGCAGTCAGCAGCCGCATTTCGGAATTCAAAACAGACAGATTCTTGCTGATCTCCTTACAAGCATCTCGATAATCGGATTCCCCGGAGATGCCAATTTCAGTTTGCAGCTCCAAAACTTTCTTTGCCATCCCTTATAGCCCTCCGAATATCTCGTCGATGTCAACCGCTTTTTTCTCTTGTTCAAACTTGTCCGGGTTGAATTCCTTATGTATACGAAACAGAGAAATCAACTGATATGGCGTCATTCGCCATACTTCTGCAGCGGACCACCCCAAAATCGTCGTCCCGATGTATAGAAAGCGGACAAGGTTTACCTGATCTCCTTGTCCGCCTTCGGAAAAGTTTGAGTTTCTGCTTCATCCGCTTGTCGATCCCCGTTTACAGCTAGCCCGAACGCTTTATAGATGGCTGAAGTAATCTCCCCCATATTTCCGGTATGAATCATTCTTCCGATTTGCATTTCTGTCAGATCCTCTTCTGCCTCTGATTTTCCTTCGTTGATCGCAAGCGTCAGCAGCCAGCGAAGATTCTTGATCATGTCCTTACCCTTGAGATGCTTGTCAATTTCTGTATAACTGCCAAATTTATCCTGAATCGCATCGATGACGTTGAGGCTGATCAGAAGATGTCGTTCTTTATCCAACATAATCGGATATCGCCCGTCTTTAATTGCGCTCATAATATCTTTTCCCTTTCCGTATAAAGGGTTTTATTCCAAATGAATTGACATTTGGAATTCCTTTTCCTTTTTAATACAAAAAAGGAGCGGAAATAATCCGCTCCTTTCATTCTCAACTGAACTCATCATGGTTCTGGTGTTTTCTCTTTTACCGCAGTGAACCATGTTGTAGCGATCGGATCGCTTTCGGTAAGCACAGCATCCACTTTCCAGTCACCTTTATTGTTCTTGACGATCTTTCCAGTGATCTCCGGTGTAGTGAATTCAATGTTTTCACCCTTTGTTTTATAGCTTTCGCCAGGAATGGCGAATTTTACCTTATACAGCCAGACATACTTATACGATCCGTTCGGTTTCTTTGCTCGAAAACCTACCGCAAAATAAGGAGCAAGGTCAGCTTCATTCGCGTAAATCACCTTTTCATCCTCAATCGTCTGCCCCAAAAGTTTTGCCTGCATCGCTGGAACCAGGTCATTAATCACTAGCTTCAGCTCGCCATCCACAAATTCTTTCACAACAACGTCAGCGCCATCATCCGCATATAGGACTGCCTCGGCCACGTTCACGGACAGATCTGCAGTAATCGCTTTAGCGAGTCTTTCTGGTGCTCCATATGTATCGCCGGTCTCGGCTTCAGTAACCAGCGCAACAAATAAGTCTTTTAATCCAATATTTGCCATTTATAAAACCTCCGTGTAATAAAACTGCAGCGGAATGTGATACCGCTTTGTTTCATCTTCGAATATTTCCCCCTCAATCGTTACATCCTGGAATCCGGCAGCTTTCAAAACATTTTTCACCGCACTTATGAGATTATCCGGCGGACCTGCCGTATAAATATCTACGCCAAATGTATATTCGACTGCGACTGCGGCATCATCTTGATATTCCCTGTCTGCAGCGTGGATTAGTTGATAGGTGATGTACCTGTCCGCGGATCCGGTATAAACTTGCCGCATAACCGGTAAACCAACGCTTTTCAGCGTTTGCAGTACCAAAGTATTAACTGCTTCCATCAAGACCCTCCGCCCAGATTTTGAATTGTTCATCAAGGATTTTTCCCGCACTGCTTTCATTCGCAGCTGTCATCCAACGTGTCCCAGGTGTTTTCGAAGTCCCATATTCCTTGATGAAGGCTTTCGCTGCATTTTTTACGCCTTTATTGTCTTTCCCTTGCGGATAAACATAAATCACTGCACCTATAGCGCTTTTCTTGACTTTTGTCGGTCGGACTGAATTCATCATGCTCTTGGTGTCAATCAGATTGTGTTGTTCAATACTTTTTTTCTGCGCCTGAGTGTTTATTTGAGCGCCCGAAACAAGCATCCTCTCGACTTTCTCTGCAGTTCCTTCCGCTTGAGACATATAAGCAATCTCAATTTCCTTAAGACCTTTGAACTTTATCGAAGCCATCAGAATTTATCCTTTTCTGAGATGTCACTGAGTGTCAATTCGGTATACTCTCCGTTTCCAATAGAGTATGTCCGCAGGATCCGAAATCTCTTTCCGTTGAATTCCGCCAACTTTTGCCGGTTATAATCAATGGATCGCACCTCGACCTTTAGATCTACCTTATAACCGCTCTGTGCGGCCTGATAGAACTCGCTCATTCCAACAGATCGCTGGTTGCAATAGACTGTCAGCGGCGTTTCTGCTGGAAGAATTGGATAACCGTTCGCGTCAATCTCGGGTTCTCCGACAGCTTGTGAAATCAGTGTGATGACGTCTTCCCAACGGCTCATACTGGCTCCTCTGGCAGTCGATAATCCTCAGCCAGTATAAGGTAAGTCTTCAATGATTCATAGATCCGAATATACTTTTCCTGGTCATCTGAAAAGCCAAAATGAGCCTTGCAATAAAGAATAATTGCGCGCCGGATTAGATCGTCACTTACTTCGGCACCCGTTATAAGATCAGCGGACACAATCCCAACTCCGCGCAGTTCAGCTCTTGCCGCTTCCACCAGTTCGCTGATTTCATTGCGGATACCGGCGTCATCAGTCCTCACTCTCAGTGCCGTTTTTACACTTTCCAGTATGCTCATAACACCTCAGCTTCTCATAAAAATACAAACAGACGAGCGTTTTTCCCGCCTGTTTGTATCAGAATAGAAAATCATGCGCCTTTCAACACAATGATCACGCCTTCCGGATCCAGCAGCTTGCCATCCGCGACCATCATACCTTTGTTATAGACCTTGTTGGTCTCGTGGTTCGTCCATTTGAACATGCTCATCTGCATGTTGCTGTTGAACCCGAAATTGTTCAGGTTCATCAGAATCGCGACTGGATCACCGACGCTGGCAGCGTCATACGATGCCAGGACATCATCCTCGACCTCAATCACTTCCTTTCCGGCGAATCGGCTCGGGATGCCTTCTGTGATGTTGTAATTCACGCGACCGATTGGCTGACCGTTCGTATCAACCATCCCATCGATGTAACCGTCAAATGTGCTCGCGGACATCAGCCACGTTGCGCCAGCTTTGTATCGCAGCGGAAGTTTGGACGTCACTTTCTTCTTCCAGCTCTCCCATTTCACAAATTCGGCTGACGTCAGTGTGATCTTATTGGCGGCCGGCACCCGGGCATCAACCGTGATACCTGTGATTTGCCCGACTCCGGTTCCTTTGATGATCCCCTGTTCAACTTTCTTGATCATCGCTTCGGTGATCGCATCAGTCAGCACCGTCTCAAAGAAAGACAATGCGACGATCGACGTGACAATCGATTGTGCAACCTTACATTCCAGCCCATGATACTTGAACGACACTTTCGTATCGGCTTTCACTTGCTGGTCTTCAGACGCAGCCGTCTCTTCAACCCAGTTTGCAACAGGAACCAGGTCCATAATCGGAATATCCATCCCACCCGGAACGTTGAACTTCCGGACGCGGCTGAACAGTTGTCCGTATTGCCCCATCTTACGAATAACTTCCTGAAGAATGGTTGTCGGCACGACTGCAGTTATTTCTCCGCTGGTCGTGATCTCATTCGCCCTGGTTTGCAGCTCCGGAAGCCGGACGCCCGTCTGAATGAATGTCTTGAATGCGTTCCGATATTCGATCGTTCCCAATGGATCCTGTTCGCCGCGCTTTTCATCAGATTCAGGTCCATTTGGATCATCAAAACAACGAACGGTTTTTCCGGTCCGCCCTGCAGCGATATCTCGCAGCAGATTGCTTCTTTTTTCTGCAGCCTCTTCCAAAGACCTCCGCTCTTCTTTCAGCTCCGTCAGTTCCATCTCGAACTTATCCAATTCTTCGCTGGTCAGCGCATCCCCACGTGCTTCGATTTCATTCGCGATTTGAGCAGTTCGCTCTTCAATCGCCTTTACTGTCTTCATAATTTGCCCTCCATCATTGCTTTTAGTTTGATAATTTTTCGCCTATGTGCTAACGCCTCCCGCCTCTCTGCTTCGATCGCTCCGTCGACCCAGGACCGCACACTGATTTCAGTCTCTGGGTTTGCAGGAAAGCTCACCGCGGAGACATCATAAATCTTCTTTATTTTCAAAATATTCAGGGTTCTGGTTGCTCGGTCATAAGTCGTCTCACGTGGAATAAATGACCAGGACATCTTTGTAATCAGCCCTGCGCTGATTTCTTTGTACAGCTGGATGCTCGCTTCACTCTTTGACAGATCCGCAAACGTAAACAACCCGCGTGAGTCTGCTTCCAATCCGAGTGTTCCGTTAGACATCCTCGCAAACGGCCGACCACGATGATCAAACAGCATGATCACATCCCGCATATCAGCTTCATCCAACGCGTCGCGATCTATCACCTCATAATATTTCGATCCGTCATCAGTTTCAAACAGCTCATAAGGTTGACCGAAAATCGCCGCGTACCCTTCGACATAATAATCGGTCTCAAATCGTTTCTCCTGGCTTACTTCCGTCACAGACAATGGCAGCGCCATTGCCCGATATTCTCTTGTGTTTACAATCGGCATTCAAACCCTCCAATTCATTTCGTATAAAAAAAAACAAAAAGGCACCATATGTGCCCTTTTAAAAATTACAAAGTAAATATATTACTATGCTTGATTTTCGCAATAAATCTTCATATAAATATCTTTTAATACTTGCAACCAAGCCAATATATCAGCGAAATATGCATTATTCTGATCATCTGGAAATATTTTCATGTAGCAATTTGCAATATTTACTAAATAGTATCCTGAATCTAAAGCAGATTGTGCCACGACATCATGTGATCGCCAACTTAATATATTAATATTCTCTTAATTTGAGGTAAACTTTTTAAGTGTTCCAGTAGGATCAGTATGTATTACTTTTAATGTTTCTCTATTGAGGTTTTTGGTAATTTCCTGTTTAATTTTCAAATAAGATTGAATGTCACAAAGAAAGATTTTGTCCTTTTTTAGCTTAAGTTTTTCACTAGTTCTTGCCCAATCGTAGTCATCATCATCAGTCGTTTATGCGGATGCTTTTGAAATTACCTTAGAATGATCATCCTCAGTAATAAAAGATGCACATATGGCAAGCTCCATGATGAATCTGGTTCTTCCATAAGTACTTTCGCTGAAGCCATTCTTATTCAATGTGAGAATCTCTAAGAATTGTTGTAGTCCTCTTGAAAGCATCTTATCAGGTACAAAAATCCAATATTTATTTGATTCAATTTTATCGTTTGATAATTGAGATATTTTTTTTATCTTCCTCTGACTTAAAATAAGCGACTAATGAATATAAAAATTCTGAAGATTCGAATCCTTTGCCCCATGTTTCTAAATGAATTTTTAAGAATTCCGACTCTTTGGTTTTGTACAAATTTAGTTCACCTTCAAGATATCTGAATAGATTTGGTTTCCGGTGATTTAATTGATTTTGTTGGATTTCTAACTATATTCCTTTTGAAAAGATATGCAAGATTTCATCTACTTCTTCTGGGGTCGTAACATGTAGTAATGCATTTTTTATCACTTCTGAGACTTGTATTCCTTCAATAAGATACTCGAGTCTATTCGTTCTTTTGTTTTCCATATGGTGACTCCTCACCATAATTATATAATCAAGAGTTATTATCGATCGGTTCGATTATCACCGGATCACTATCCAACTTTTCAACCTCAGTATATTCCTTCCGGATGTATCGCTTATCCCCACCTTCCACATGCGCCATATTCCAGATATCCATGATGTCATTGCGTGAAAGAATTCCTCGATCAAACAGCTGCGTGCTCACCTGCAGTTTTGTTTGATTGCTCGCATATTGCAGCCGGTTCGCAGTGAAGTAAATCCCATTCCCATGCGAAATTTCCCGCGGTGTATATGTCATGTTGCTCATCACCAGGCTGAGTTGAATCGCAAACGGCTCAATCTTCGCCTCGTAATACGCATTCCATTCATCTTCGCTGAATTTGTTCTGCAGGATGTTGCTGTTGGTCCCGAAATACTGATAAACGTTCTCATTGATTGCCTGCATCTGCAGCGCATCCGCCGTGAATGGCTTCGAATCAATCTGTTTGACTTCCGAGTATTTCCCATCATAAATCAGGACGCCTGAATCATTCTCGATCGAAAGATTTTCTTCGATGAACCGCTTTCTTTCAGCAGCGATATCCCCTGGCTTAAAAGTGTTCCCAAGCCGCGCTAAAAACCGAATGGAAGCACTACTCTTCACGCCGTTGATGATCCCCTGATCTTGAGTGTAGATCAGTTGCATTGTCGGCTGAAGCGCGTTGTTATTCTCTCCAAAGAAATCATCTTGGTACTGGTAGGTCGTCATGACGCCAACCCTCTCCAGTTCAATTGCGGTTGTCTGCCCGCTTCCGAATCGATATCTGAAATAAGGCACACCGTTCACTTCAACGATATCTGTGCTTTGTGGCAGCAACGGATAAAATCCAACGATCTGCCCGCTGTAAGGATCATCAATCGGAACAATAAATGCCGTATTGTTCACACTCAGGATTGTCGCGATTCGGTATAAAAACTTTGTCGTGTCCTGGAACGGGTTCGGCTTGTACTGCAGCACATTCCTCAGGTGTAGATTAGCGGATCCGGACAGTTCCGGCTTCAGCTTGCTGCAGAAGCTCGCAAAGCTGTGAATGGCTGCGCGTGTGACTGCCATCTCATACACGGACCCCGGTGCATTCGTAAATACCGGACTGTATCCGTTCAACATCCGAAAATATCCGGATGGATTGATGGCCTTTGGTTTCCCGAAAATCTTTTCAAAAACACCCATCCGTTAAGATAACCTTTCCGGAGTTGCAACTCCAAAACTATTACAGAAAATTTATTCTGTTGAATGGTAAAAACACTCCACTGAGGAGGGATTATGCTTATCGACCATATAAAACAATCAGACAGAGAACCGGAAGAAGACGGATCATACCTGGCCATCGTCAAATCAGATGCAGAGTTCTTTCGTGACGCGTTCATCACTCACATGCTATTTCTGAATGGGCAATGGCTACAACGTACCGGCTATTGCACAGTAAGAGTACTAGCCTGGAAGCCGCTCCATTCTTCGAACCTGAAGCCAGCAGAGTCATTCTGAACCCGAATTTTTATCTGGTTCAGAATGACTCTTTGGTTCGTCTTCGTTGTTCAGGAGTGCGCCAATTTCCTGAAAATACTTCTGTCGTACAGTCCACGCATCAATTACACTGACAAATCCATCGATTCGCGCCCGTTGCTCAATCTTTACCGGTTTGTTCTTTCGCGTTTCACCATCCTGTTTCAGTGCAACATTCAGGAAATGCGCTGCCAGCAGGTTGTTATCTCCAGCAATTTTGATGGCCCCATCTTTAAGTATGCCCTCGAACTCATCAATCACAGCCGAAAGATTGTATCCCTGATAAACATCATCCATATGGAACCCGGATTCCTTCAACTGATCGACAAGATATGTGGCGCAATAACGGTCGTAACCGATTTTCAGCGTATAAATTCCATACTGATCACGTAACTCAATAAACCAGTTAAAGATATCACGGTAGTCCACATGGTTATCGCCGGACAGCCGTAGCGTTCCGTTTTTCACAAAAATATCATACGGGACTCGGTCAGTTTCCTGAGCAGCTTCAATCCGAGCTGCTGGCATGAAGAATTGAGTAAAGATATAGTGTTTCCCGCCCTTCGTGATGATAACGCTGGCTGCTGTCAGGTCAATCGTTTTTGAAAGATCAACACCGCCGACGGCATAACAGTCACGGAAATTCTCCAGCTGGATTTTCTCTGCATCTCGCAGCGCACCCTCGACATACTTGTACTCAAGCCATGCGACGGAGGAGTTTTGCTTGATATTGCAATACTTTGTAAGAAATTCCCGCTTCTTCGATGCAGATTGTTCCGCGATCGCCATCTCCTCAACGAAAAACTCTTCGAAGACTGAAACACCCATGTTCGGATTCGCTTTTTTCAGCTCGTTGAGATCCCGCCATTTTCCAGGGTCATCGATCGTGTAAAGGATCGGCAACAGCCTGCGTTCTCGCGAATTCCCTTTCAGAAAAGCTGTTGACCGTTTCATAAGCTCATCATAAATCCCATCATGAATGTAACCTGCAGTTGTAAACGAAAGGATCAGCGGCTGCAGTCTGGCGCCCAATGCGGATTTCATCACCTCATACTGCTTCAATCCACCATCCCCAACCCAGCTTGCCAATTCATCGTTGATCACACCGTGTGGGTTGAAACCATCTGACTTCTTCGCGCTGAATGCAAGTGCTTTTACAGCGGTGTTCGTCTCCGCAACATAAATATCTGACCGTCTTTTTTTCGTGATGTCAGATAGCTCGGGCTCTTTCAGGACCATCTGATAAAAGTTGTCGTAAACGATCATAGCCTGGTCAAGTTTCGGCGCCAGGCAGTAAATTTTCGCCCCATATTCCCCATCAACATAAGCAAGATAAGCAATGATCGCGGCAGCCAGCAGCGTCTTTCCGTTCTTCCGTGCGATCACCAGGAAGATTTCGCGCCACACCCGGATCCCCTGATCATCCACAATTCCGAAAATAGCTGCAATGGCAGCCTTTTGCCAAAGTTCCAGCTTCAGCAGATCATCTCTTCCTTCACAATGATGGCAGAAGTTCTCGATAAAATCGATAGCCCGGTTTGCATCCTTCGCGGAATAGAAATAATCTCCACGCTCGAGTCCCTGGATGATCAGTTCATAAAGCAGCTGGATCCACTTCCCGACATTGACTGTCCTGCTTTGAATCGCATCGTAATAAGCACGGATCCAGTTTGTTGAATCCTTTCTGGCTGGCATGTCATGACTGCCTCAACGCCTGGAGCCGGCTGACTTTCTTGCGTTCTGGTGGCACCAAGTCGGTTAATTGCTTGATCACCGCCGAGAGGTTCTTCGTCATCGCCAGATGCGTTTTTACTGCTTCTGACTGTTTCGTCCCGAATTGGTTCGCACCGTTCTGATATTCGTCGGTGTAACCTTCCAGATTGATTTCCGCTTCCAATTCCTTAAGACTCACAATCATGAAGGCAGCATTTTCAATCAGACTAGTAACCGTTGTCATCTTGTTCTTGTCCAGGTCCTTGAACACCCGCTTCAACCGGGTGACCTCTTTCCTGATCAATTCTTCTTTCGTATACTCCCGTTTTGTCGTCAAAAGTCACCCCTCCTTTCTGGATATCCTGCCAACTTAAACAAAAATTCGGATTATCCCATCCGATTTCTATTTTATTATCGACTATGCGCAAACTTTTCAGGATTCAACACCCCCTCACCTCATGTACACGTCTTATGCGTGCCTGCGCGGAGTATTATTACACTTTCCCACCGGTCTGGCACCCCTTAGGTCACCTCGGAAGATGGGGGGGAGGGGAATAATTTTCCCATCATCCGAAAAGGAAAATCTATTTTCTCTTTTTTCTGCAAAATGTTCCTGATTATGGCATTTAATGCATAACGCTTCGAGATTATCAAAAGATAAAGTCACCGAAGGATCATTGATATTCGCAGGTGTAAGATAAATCTTATGATGCACAATATCCGCCGGAACAAGCTCATCTCGCTTTAGGCAACGCTCGCACAGACCCCCAACCTTAGATAAATATGAGTCCCTAACAAACTGCCAGTTCGTCCCCTTATAAAAAGATTCAGCCCACGATTTCATAAATTACTAATCTCCTAGTAATCATCCGGGACGTGGTAATTTCCTTCGTCATCAAAGAAAATACATTTTTCTAATCCACTCGCATTCCAAAGAGAATCTAACAAAGGTCTTATAGTTTTCGGTATTTCAGTTTCATCTAATTTTGAAAATCCTTCTACAAGAATCTCGGGAAGTAATACAACATCTCGGTCAATTGATTTATCATCATCAGCGCCCCTAAACAAATTTCCTGTATAAATTCGATAACCTTTGGCATTTAGAAGAGACATGAAAAACAAGACCGATTGATCCATGTTCAATTCGTTGTAAAACTTATTGATTTGTTCAAAACATTCAAATATTAAGTTACATAATATTTTCGATCTAACAATTTTAGTTCCCACAGGTATGCGGCGATCATTACCTTTATAAGTAAAAAAGAAACCCGATTGACCTGCAATTTCAATTGTGCCATCAAGAAAATAAAAAGCATAAGCGGTACGCGCATCTTTGTGTTTTGTGTTGGCAAGCCTCACACCATCGAATGTTATCCGTCGATTGTTAGTAGTATGAAATGCATTTGATCCGCTTTTTTCGACTGCCAAATCAATATCCTTCAGTTTATAAAAATCTCGAGACAAAAATCGATTCACCGGAATTGCATGGACCACCAAAATAGGATATTCCTTGTTGACGTAATCGTATCTATTGGAATCGATTTCAACGAGCCTTTCAGAAATAAATTCTCGAATTCTTTTTGAAAAGTTTTCTGTTTTCAGAAAGCTATTCCGCAGTTCATCAACATCCATCGGGATAATCGAATTTAGTTTACGAATATAAAAACGGTGTGTAGATCCATCATAAACTGCATGCGGGGCTGAAATACTTCTTCCAACCCGAATAATCAATGCAAGATCTTCATTTCCGAGGTCTACTTTGCCAATTGATACATCACTCAGTCGTGGCTTAGTCCAAACTGCCAAATAGTTCGTGATCGTCAGAACAGTCTGATCATATTCGCTCATCTTTATAACTGGCACTAATTCAGCGGGAACTTCATCGATCTCTTTGATTCCGTAAATTAGATCACCGCCATCAGCGTTCGCGAAAGCCGTGATTTCTTCTAAAAATTTCTGCTTTTTTTCTTTGGATAGATTCAACTCAGATTTGTATTCGAGTGTTTTATCTTCCGGAACTTGGTTATCAATCAACCATTGCAAATCAGTTTTAGTAATCTCTTTCAGTGGTTTATTAATTATCATCTTCTTCCTCATCAAAACTCTGCATAAGACAATTATAAACCGCCGGAAAACAAAAAAGCCGCAGTCACTCCCGCGGCTCCTCGCACAAACTCAACTGTATAAATCTTACACACCCAAAATTCCGCTGTCAAGGGCGCCATTCGGGCATAAAACGGGCATCAGCCCACCTCCACCGCACTCCCAACCGCAGCGGCCATCCCGAACCAGCACACGCTCATGTCCTTCACCAGCCGATTTCGCCAGCGCCGCAGCGTCTTCGGATCCCGATGCAACAGCGCCCCAATCTCCTCCCACGTCAGCCGCTCCGTCCCAAGCCGCTCCTGGCCACGCTCATTCTCCCCAAAATAATACATCCGGATCACAACGAACTCATCCCGTCTGTCGAACAGCTGCACCACCCGGTCAACCTGGTCAAACCGTGCAGCCGTCATCTCATATAGCCGGATTCGCTCCTCCTCCCGTTCACCGATCATCTCACCCAGCGACATCCCTTGCCCCTGTCCGGCGTTCAGAACAATGCTCCCCGAACTCCGTACCGGCTCCTGAGCGATATAAGCGGATCGGTCAGCCACCAGCATCGCCAACGATTTATAGTTATACAGCAGCGTCTCGGCTGCCCGAAAATAATTCACCCGTCCGGATGGCAGCGCCAGCTGATCCCGCAGCTCCACAGCCGTCATCCGCGCCACGTCCCGCACCAGCCTCATCATCTCATCATTCAATGTCTCTGTCATTTGCTCACCTACATCCTGTCTTATAGTTCAGCAAACTTATCCCGTTCACGAATAACCCTGCATCTTCCAGTGTCGTGTCCATAATCATATTCTCAAAATGGCATATCGTATTCATCCGGCAACTCCGGATCCATCACAGGTTCCAGCCCGTCCGGCTCATCCACCGCAAAACCTCCGCGAACCTCACTGTCCGGCCAATCCAGCAACCGCAGCGATTCAACCGCCACTTCATAGCTCGCCCCGACTTTCCCATCCCGCTTTGTCCAAAGCCGCGGACCGCCTGACTGCGGATCCGGCCGCAACCGTCCCGTCACCAGCACCCGCGCCCCCTTGCGCACATACAACGTACAGAACTCCGCCAGCTTCCCAAATGTCGACAGCTGATACCAGGTCGTCTCTTTCTGCAGCGCACCATTCTTGTCGCGATGCTGCCGCGTTGCCGCTACACTGAACACAGCCATCTGCTGACCGGTTGGCAGGTATCGCGTCTCCGCGTCCCGCCCGACACTTCCCATAATAGTCAAATTTTGATACATCAAATTCCTCCGAAAGTTGTTTCTTATCCTTCCAGCTGCTTGAGTGCCGGTCACCAATCCGACCGGCTTATCCTTCCTCAACAACGACGAACCATCGTCGCTCGCAAATAAAACCCGCTCACAAACTCACTTGACCAGATCTTCACATCCACCAATCCATAACCCGGATAAGCCTTATTGAAAATCGTCCCCGGCGCATCCTCTATCCCGGCAATAACCTTTTCAACCTTCCGCCGGCTTAACTTCCAATCGCTCACGGTGACCACCGGCTGCTTCAGATTCCTGCTTCCATACCACCGTTTAAGTTTGGCAGGTTCTCCGTTTGACCCGCCAACACGATGCCGTTGGGTTGGCAACGCCTCATTCTCCCTAACTCCATCGGGATTTGGGGAAGTTTTATTCTTCCGTCGTCTGCTTGATCGCTCTTTGATCATGTACCGCGCCAATTTCTCCAATCCAAACTCATCCGGCTGAAGCCGCTTGCAGTTCGCAAACCCTTTCCCCCATAGCCTTTCCACCACATCCCGATCCATATCATTGATCACCAGGTGATGGTGCACACGGCCGGATCGATGCCTTGCAGTTTCATCCGGCGGTTCCGGTTCGCTACCCAGCATCAACTGCCGCGGCTCAAGATCAGCTTCCT